AAATGGTAAAGTATAGTTGTGTATATACTTATTTTACTAATTCTATTTTTATAAAATCTTCTTTTCCTACACGATATGCTTCAACATCGACAGTTATTAAGTCTATTATTTTATGAAAAAATAATTGCTTATTTTCTCTAGTTAACCCTTTATAGTAATCAATCCAATTTAGATTTTTAAGTTCCTTTAAGTACGAATAATCTTTCTTAATAGGTACTTCACTGTATTTTTTTAATTTTTCATTTATCTTGTCTATTTCGTTTTCTGCATCACTTTCCGACATCCAACCTTTATTGTAAGAGTTAATGATTCTTTTCTTTTCACTTTCTAATTCTTTAATCTTTTTAGAATTATCTTTTACGTTTGTTTTAACATATTCTTTTTCGTAATTATTTATAAATTCATCAATGGTTTTAGGAAGCATTTCAAGTACCTTTCTTTCAATTGCCTCTTCTGTTATATTTAAGTTTTTACATTGCCCTGAATGGGCATATTTACTGCATCTATATGAATACTTAATAGTTTTATGGATTCTGGAACTGATGAAATGTGTTCCGGCCAGCCTATGACCGCAAGCACCTTTTATGATACCAGAAAACAGATAAACATGTCTTTTATTATTTTTTATATTTTTGCTTTCTCTCATGTCATTTATTTTTTTCCATCTTTCATAAGTTAAATATGGTTCGCAATAATTATCGTTATCTTTTAATTTTCCATAGTACATGGTGTTTAACATAATTCGCTTTAAATCTATTGTGTTAAATCCACCGGCATAAACAAAATTAGGGTAGGTAGTATTAAGATATTGACAAGTTTTAATTAAAGATGAGGTAGTCTCATATGTATCAAATATTGCATTTACAAATTCTTCTTTTTCTAAGTCTTTAACAACAATTTTTTCATTGTTTTCATTATAACCAATTTTGTATCCCAAAGGAAGTGACCCTGTTATAGCAAGTCCTCTTTGTATTTTTTCAGCAAATACATCTTTTATTCTTTCTGAAATTCTTTCTCTTTCAAATTGTGCAAATATTCCGAGTAATCTTATAAACATTAATCCCATAGCGGAAGTTGTGTCGATTTTTTCAGATGCACTTTCAAAACCACAGTTATTGCTTTGCAATTCTTGAATAATTGTTTCTAAATCCACAACTGATCGTGATATTCTATCTAACTTTAAAACAACGATTTTTTCAAATTTTTTATTCCGCATGTCCTGCATCATTTCTTGAAAAGCAGGTCGGTTAATATTTTTTCCACTTCGCCCTAATTCTTCGTAAATTTTATATACTTGATAATTATTATTGTCAGAGTATTTAAGCAGATGCTCTTTTTGCGCTTCAAGAGAGAATCCTTCTTCTACTTGTTGTATTGTTGATACTCTTGTATATAAAGCTACTTTTATTATTTTATTTAGTTCTAAATTCAATTTTAACACTTCCTTTTCTTTACAAATTTATTGATAAGGAAGTCCTTTTATGTTAAAATTAAAGAGGATTTCCTTATTAAATCGTGGTTGATTGGATAAGAATCCATTTTGAGTCAGTATTCGCAGTACTGGCTCTTTTTTTATTGACCTAGCCAATATTCAAGACTCTCTTGAGATCCTTCTGTTATTTCATCCATTTCATCCTTTATCTTTTCGGTATCTTTCCCTACAAGCGAAATTATAAATAAAATGAATGCTATTCCAATAATTATAATTATCATGTTAATATTTCTTCTTTGATTTTGATTTCTTTTACAAACTGGGCAAACTATTGCCTCTTCATCAATTTCACTTTTACAATATTTACATTTTTTCATAGTTCCTCCAAAATTCTCTTTATATATAGACTTGCTTCATCTTCATATTTATTAATGTGAAAGGCAAATAAGTCTTTATCGTATTGACACAATTGGTTTAGTTCAATATGAGCAAATTCGTGTAACAATGTCTTTTTACGTTTATAATAACTTAATCTTTTATTTATCAATATATCATATATTCCTTTATAATAATGGACACATCCTCTAATATTTAAAGGCATCTCTATATAAGTTATTGTTGCATTATAGTAATTTAAAATGTCTTGTTGCCCAATTACCCCCTCAAGTAATTGTTTAATCATTAACTCATATCCTTTCTATTAATTATTGCAAATATATTCTATTTCCTCTATTAAATCATCTAATAATATCTCATCGTTGTAAGTGTAATCTGTTATGTATATCTCTTGGCCACATACAGTCATTTTTTCATTATTTAATTTTATGCTATATTCATTATCTTCGCTTTTTGAATTGATATAAGAATTTAGTAATATTATAGCAATGATAACACCGCCAACAGTTAATATCGCTTTAATATTATCATTCATTGTTTTCTCCTAGTTCCTTGTCTATTTGCTTTCTTCTTTCTATAATCATATTTTTCATAAATTCTTTATCACTATCAGATAATCCTTGATATGCATCTAATAAAACCTGTATATTATCATCTATCTTATTATCGGATTCTTTTGATAAATCTTTATCTAATAAGTTAGGGATAGATACACCAAAGTATTTTGCTATATTTGAAACATTGCCTACCGTTGGTTCGCGATTACCATCTTCCCATCTGCCGATTGTTGTCTGGTCAACTCCAATTTTGTTAGCAAGTTCGCTTTGAGTTATATTTCTACTTTTTCTTAAATATTCTAGGTTTTTAGAAAAGTAATTTTCTTCTTTCATAAAATCCTCCTTTTGTATTAATATTACCACATAAAATGACAAAATGCAATTTTTTTAAGACAAAATGCATTTTTATATTGACAAATGACAATAGTCATAATATAATGGTGCCAGATAGGAGGTAAAAAATGGAATTAAATCAAATAGGCAATGCCTTAAAGTTGATTAGAAATTCTAAAAATATGTCTTTGGAACAAGAAAGCGAATTGCTTGGAATACATCGTAATACATTGGCATTGTATGAAAATAATCCAGAAAATATGAGTTTGGGTTTGCTTTCTAGATTTTTAGAAATTCACAATATTAATAGAGATATTTTTTTTAAAATTGTTTATGACAATAGTCTTATCAAAATAATGGATAAGAAATAAAAGAAGAATAGGAGAGTATATGATATCTAACTATTTAAAAAAATACTTTAAGGAAAACGGAATAACTCAACAAGAGGTATCAGATAGAACTGGCATTGAAAGACCAAAAGTTAATTTATCATTAAATGGTAAAAGAAAGCTTACTGCAGATGAATTGATTAAAATAGCGATAGCATTTGATTTAGATTTAAACAAAATAAAAAGATCAAATAACATTTAATTAGTTATTTAATCTTTTCTAACAACTATAAAATGTCCTTTCAAAACAAAATATAGCGAGTTTTAAACTAACTCAGTTACTACATTTTATGCCCACCACTTATAACTAGTTCGATGATATCAATAGGTGGCATTCATTCAGCACTATGTGTTGAAAGCACATAGCTGTAACTGTCTACAATATAGGAGTTGTCTTTCTCTGCTACTTCTCAAAGAGAAATAGTTCCCCATAGGTTGTAGAGTATCTCAACAATTAGCCAGGGAGTTAATTATTAAAAGCTTGATAAAAATCATCTCCCTTCATAATTAACGAGTAAAGTATATCAAATAATAGTTATAAAATCAAACATTTTCAGGAAAAATCTGGGAATTAATATGAAAATTAGGGAACAAATATATGTCAAATTGGCATGTATAAACAAAATGCCGCCAAAAACTGCGAATTATGGCGGAATATATTCAGGTGTCTACGAGAGGGCTAAAAATTCTCTTAATCCTATCGTAAGTTGCTGTTAATACGAATACTATTTTTCATTTTAGCTCTCGCTTAGGCATCTGAATAAAAAAAGCAATCAACCACAAATGTTTCGACAAAAAGAAACATAAATTTAAATAAGGAGGAACTTATGGAAATTGAAATGACTGAGGCTCAGATACATAATTTCATAAAGATACTAATAGGTCTTTATGCTGAGCAAAACGGAGTTGAAATTAAATTAACGTGGAAAGGAGATAAAAAGGATGAAAAAAATAATAAGTAAATATTTGCCTTTAATGTTTTTCTATTCAGTTATAGTAGTAATGATCTTACTGATGAATGCGAGATTTGAAAATTTAAATCAAACAAAAAGTGCTAATGGAGAACTGGTCCGAATAGCACAAAGTAAATAACAAACAAAAATTATTTACTAGAGAATTATATCAAAAATGATAATAAAAATCAAACGATCGGAGGAGTACCAATGAAATGAATAATGGCTATATTAAATTATACAGAAAAATACTTGATAATCCGATTGTAATGAAAGATACTGAATGTTTGGCAGTTTGGATATATTTATTGCTTAATGCTACGCATAAAGAAAAAAGTGTAATGTTCAAAGGGAAACGAATTGCTTTAAAGCCAGGACAACTGATAACTGGAATTATTTCAATAAGCAAAAAAATGAAAATTAACAAGGATAAAGTGCAGAGAACATTAAAGTTGTTTGAAAATGATAAACAAATTGAGCAACAAACGAGCAATAAAAATCGCCTAATTACCATAGTAAATTGGGATTTATATCAAGATTTTGATAAACAAAATGATAAACAAGTGATAAACAACTGCGAAACAACTGATAAACAAGTGATAACAAACAATAAAGATAAGAATGTAATAAATATATCTTCTACTACTAGAAAGAATGAAATAAACGCTCGTGAGGAAAAAGAAGATGCAAACGGACGATATGGGAACGAGAGAAACGGAGACGAAAGTTTGCTAGAATTTGTAGAAAAGAGTTTTGGAAGAACAATTAATGGTATAGAAGCAGAACGCATTCTTAGTTGGGAAGATACCGAGCTGACTCGGTATGCAGTTAGCGAAGCTGTTTTATCACAAGCATTTAATGTGAAATATATCGAAAGAATTTTAGAAAGATACAAACGTGAAGGATATAAGAGTGTTGCTGATATTGTTGGTGTTAATGAGCCAAATGCTACATCTACAAGGGAGCAAAGTCTGTCAAAAGAAGAACAAGAAATATTGAATTACAATTGGTTAGAATAGGGGCTATTATTCGTAAGATTGAGGGTTATCGGTAAGGAGAAATGGAAATGTTTAAATTAAAAAAAGAATTAGTGAAAGATAAAGCAATTGTTGAAATTGAAGAAGTTTCAAAACATTGTTTAAAAAAGTTGGATTTTGCATTTGATAAGTTATGCGAATTAGAAAATGCTAAAGTTGATGCTCATAATCAGGAATTAATTATTACCGAACTCAAAGAAGAATTAAAATCGGTAAAAAGAGAATTAGCAAATGAGAAAGAATATAATCAAAAACTTTACGATTATACTTATAAATTAGCAACTATAATTCAATCAGAAAAAGAGAAGTCTTCTGAGACTAATCAAAAATTACTTGATGAAATTGCTGATTTAAAATCAGATCGTTATGCAGTAAAAAAAGTTAATAGTGGTAGAACGCCTAGTAAGCAAAAAGTGGGAGTTAAACGAAGTGCTACTACTAGCAAAATTATAAAGAAAGTAAAGGAGAATTGAAATGATAAAAAAACCAAATGAAGTAGTTACTTCAAAAAAGAAAATTAGATTTTTGCTTGCAGGATTTCCTGGTATAGGGAAAACGACATTGGCATTATCATCACCTAAACCATTATTAATAGATGTTGATAGAGGAATCGATAGAGTAGCTGCAAGAAATAGAAAAGATTTTACTCAACCAGAAACATATGAAGAATTACTTAATGATTTAAAAGGAGATTTAAGTGATTATGAAACATTAGTGTTTGATACTGGCGGAAAACTTTTAGACTTAATGAAACCCTATGTGATTAAAAAAGATTCTAAAAATGGGCAAAAAGATGGTCAAACACTTTCAATTAAAGGCTATGGTGCAGTAGGAAAAGAATTTCAAAGATTGATGGATTATGCATTTTATCAATTAAATAAGAATGTTGTAGTTATATTTCATGCTAAAGAAGATAAAGATGGAGAAGCAACTAAGTTAAGAATACTTGTTGAAGGTAGCACAAAAGACAATGTGTGGCAACCAATGGATTTAGGTGGATTTGTTGAAATGTATAACGGAAAGAGAACTATTGGATTTGACAATTGTGAAAGATATTATGCTAAGGGAACACATGGTATTAAAGGTATAATTGATATTCCAAGTTTAGACAATAGTACACCAAATGATTTCTTAACTAGGCTATTTGATAAAGTTAATCAAAATATTGAAGAAGAACAAAAATATTTTGAAGAACAAAATGAAGAATATAAGAAAGTTATGAATGAGATAAGTCCTAGTATAGAAAATATGACAGAAGATACAGTTAATGTAGTTATGGAACAAATTAAAAATGCCAATCATGTATTAACTTCTGAAAAGGAACTAAAGCATCAATTTAAGCAAAAATTAGATTCATTAAATATGAAGTGGGATTTTGACCAAAAGAAATATGTAAAAGTAGAGGTTAAGGATGAATCAAAAGAAATATCTGATAACAGCAAGCCTATTGAATAGTTGGCATTATGCAATAAGTCCAAATAATGAATATGGTAATTTGGAGGACTTTAAAAGAGTCCTTTCCAAAGAGCCTATGGAAATAACTGAAGCAATTCAAAATGGTTTTGATTTTGAAGAGTTTATGACAGAAAACTATAGACCAACTAAAGGTGGTTGTTATCAAGTAAAACTATCTAAAAATATAACAACAAAAACGGGAATCTATGTTTTATATGGTATTCTTGATTGCTTGAAAGCTGGCACAATATATGATTACAAATATAAAGGAAGTTATGAAGTTGGAAGTTTCTTTAGTTCATATCAACATCATATATACTTTGAATTATGCCCAGAAGCAAGGAAGTTTGAATATGTGATAACTAATAATTATAAAAAAGGAAAAACTCCAATGGAAATAAATTTATTTCATGAAATTTATATGAGAGAAGATATGAACTTGAATTTATATCAATTAATAGACAATTTTATTGCTTGGCTTAAAACTAATGATTTGTACGATATGTATTGTAAATATTGGGAGAGTAAGTATTAATGAAAAAAGAAGAAATAGTCTGTCCAATATGTGGTGAAGAAACAGATGAATTAATAGATACAGAGGGAATGGTTCATGGTGGAATTGGTGAAGTATGTGAACAATGCTTAGAAAATTATGATATAGGAAGGTGATAAAAGTGAATTTAGCAATAAAAGTATATGACATAGATTATAGTTTTATAATTAAAAATTATTTAGATAAAGAATTATGGGATAAAGAATGGACTTTATTTGTTTATAAAGACTTTATTTTCAAAATAAGATTATCTAGCATTGATACTCGTGATAAGGAAATATCGTTTGATGTTTTATTAGATCATGCTGGTAGTGAAAGAGAAGAGTGTTTTAATTATAGTTTAACAAATGGAAATCTTAAAATACTAAAAAAACAAATTAATGGATGTGTATTTAGATTAATAGAACGATGTGAAACTTGGGATTATATAGTTGAAGAAGATGGTTATTTGACTATAAAAAATGGAGCGGATGCTGAAGAAAATATGTTAAGAGAAATAGCAGAATCATTTTTCGATAATGAGGGAGTTACAAATCGCGATATTCGAGATGTTTATATAGACAATTATATTAATAACAATCGAAAAACAGATGTTTATATGTCTAATTATCGTAATGGAAGACAATATAAAGTATTAAGTGATTTGTATTTACTTTATTCCCAAGTTTGTGGTGATGAAGATAGATATCAAACATATATATCTAAAATAAAAAATGAACGCAATTATGAAAAAATCATTAATGAAGTTCAAGAGTATTTAATAAAAATTCAAGAAGAAGATGAAGAATTGATTGTAGAATTTCAAAGTTGCTTGGAGGCAGTGTAATGAAATTAGATCATAGAGAAATTACTAGAAATGGTTTACAAAGAGAATTAAATAAAATTTTAAATAATTATATGGCAGTTTGGGACGAATATTACGAAACTGGTTCACGTGATAGTGCATTTTTAAAAGATTTGATTGACTCCTTAATCGGAATATCTGCTGTATTAGAAGTATATGTGGAACACGGAAGTATTCATCATAATTATGCAATTGAAAAATTGGAAAATTCTGAAAGTTATATTAAATCTACAATTAGTTATTTTAAACAAAAGGAAGATAGAAATGAAGAATGATTTATTAAAAATTATAGAACATTACGGTGTAATACCACAATTAAAATATTTTCAAAGTGAAGTATTTGAATTAAATGAAGCAATAATGCAATTAGAGCACTATGAAGAATATGCAAACGACCAAGATTATCAAACAACATTAAAGAAGCAAAAAGAGCATATAGCTGAGGAGATAGCTGACTGCTACGTAATGTTGGAACAATTTAGATTTTATTATTCAATAACAGAACAGAAAATATGTGAAATAATAAAACAAAAAATAAAAAGACAATTAGAAAGGATGAAAGAAAATGAATGTAATTAATTTAGTAGGTAGATTAACAAAAGATCCAGAATTAAAATATAATTCTCAAAATATAGCATATTGCAGATTTGATTTAGCAGTAGATAACAGTTATAAGGATAAAGACGGAAACAAAGTAGATTCAGCTGACTTTATAAGTTGTGTATGCTGGAATAAGACTGCTGAAAATTTAAGTCAATATATGAAGAAAGGAAATAGAATTGGTTTAAGTGGAAGGCTTCATACTTATTCTTATGATAAAGAAGACGGAAGCAAAGGCTACTCTTATGATGTAGTAGTAAATAGTCTAGAATATTTGGAATCTAAACCAAAGGATAGCAGACCTGAACCTACATTTAATGATATGAGTATGCCAGATGTTGCAACTTCATCAAAAGCTGAAGAAGACCCTTACGCATCATTTGGAAATGAAATCGACCTTAGCCGGAAGATTTACCATTCTAATGAAAACAATAACTGGTAATCCAAAAGAGCTGGCTATGTATTTATTTAATTTAGATCAATCTAAAGTCTATGAGATTAAAGAATATAAGCCAGTTCGAGGCTTGCAGGCGAATAAGTATTTTCACAAATTAGTAAATGAGTTAGCCAGATATAATCGGAACAGTGGATATGCAATATCAGACGAGGAAATGAAAATACATATCAATACTTCTTACGGAACTTTAGCGACCGATGAAAATGGTAAAATAGCTGGTGCTATAGTTCCTAAGAGCTTCGATATGAGTAGCTATTACCCTTATGCAAAATTATATAAATCAGATGAAAATAAAGAATATTACTTATTTTATAAAAGGACCCATGAATTAGACAGCAGAGAATTTACTCAACTCATTAGAGGATTAGAACAAGAATGCAAAGATGTAGGAATACCCACGTTAGATGACTTAGAATTTGAAAAAATGATGAGGGAATATGAGAAAGAAAGACAAAAGATTGCAAACATATTTTGATAACACTGTTAAATGCAAATGCGGTGCTAGTTTATTTATGCCAGCATTCTTAGATTATAGAATATGCAGTTGGTGTAAAAATCGAGTTTATAGGAACGAAAAGGTAAAGTTTATGTATGAATTGGAATCGAGGTTGAAAAAATGCCAAGAGAAATAATAAGTATAGAAAATGCTGAAAAGATTGCTAATTATGACAAATTAAAAGAAGAGTTGAAACAAGAAAAATCAAAGACTGATTATTGGAAAAATGAACATTTCCAATTGTCGTTAAAAAATAAAGAGTTAAGAAAGACTATAAAAAAATTAACTGAAGAAAACGATAGTTTAAAAGAAATAATATCTAAGGTAAATAGAGGTAATAATGAAAAAAGATAGTTATTACGCAGGAGAACAATGGAAAGATATTGAACATGACAATAGGTATCAGGTCTCAAATTTTGGAAGATTTAGAAAAAAACTTAAAAATGGATATAGATATTTAACTCCATTTAAAAAGTATAATTTATATTTAGTAAAAATAAAAGATAAAGATATGAACTGTGCTAGATTAGTCGCCGATGCTTTTATAAAAAAATTGAATAGAAATGATAGAGTTTATCATATCAACAAAAACAATTCAGATAATTTTTATAGAAATTTAAAAGTTTTGTCAATACAGGAACTAGGGAAATTGACTGGGCCAAAGTCAAAATCAAAGCAAGTAATTATGCTTAAGGGTAACGTAATTATTAAAACTTGGCAATCTGCTAGGAAAGCAGCTAAAGATTTATATATATCCTATCAAACGGTTATGGATTATTGTAACAGGAAAGTCCAAAAGCCTATGTATAAACTAATGTGGGAAGAAGATTATTTTGAAGGATGGTGCTAGATGAAATTAGAAAAAGGAATGTATGTAAGATTTACAAATTATGATAAAAGTTGTCAATACATAGGAAAGATAGCAAATATTAATGAATTTAGGGAACCTAGTAAAAAGAATGCTGTATATGTGAGTTGGCACAATGATTATCTTTTTATAAGTGATGAAGATATTGTAAATGCAAGTTATGAACTAATAGATTTAGCAGAAGTTGATGACTATGTAAACGGGTATAAAGTTTTAGAGATTTGTACAGGGAATTTTGAAATAGGCAATCCCTATGATGTAACAGCATTAAAATTAGAATTTGTATATCAGGATATCAATCCTAAAATTCCTTTCTTTAAAAGATATATTTTTGTAATTAATAATGAAGTAGAATCTATAGTAACTCGCGAACAATTTAATTCAATGAAATATGTGGTAGGTGAATAGAATATGACTGCTAAAGAAATGTTTAATAATTGTGGATGGTCTTACGAATATATAAAAGGTGACTGTTGCGAAGATGTAATTAGATGCAAAAATATGAATCTAAAGAATCATGAATCAGAATGGGATATACAGTTTAACTTGATGACTAAAACAGTAGTATTAAATGATGATATGAGATTTATTAGTGAACATATACTTAAGGCTATTCTAATGCAAATATTAGAATTGAGGTGGTACAAATGGTTAAGAATAATAAAATAATCAAAGATTTAAAAGAACGCAATGATAAATTAGTCAATCAATATAGAGATAAAGATATCCGTTGTGTTAGTTTAGAAAGACAATTAGAGAAATTACAACAAGAAAATTTAAAACTAAAAATCCAAGTTAGTGCAAGAGAAGAAGTAGCTAATAAATATAAAGAAGTAATAGATAAAGCAGTAGAATATATAGAAAAACATTTAACTGATAACGGTAGGTTTTTAATGCTAAATGAATGGCAAGTACCAGATTTATTAAGAATTTTAAAAGAGGTGGAATAAATGAGTGATATTCGTATGATTTTAAAATTAAATAAAGAAATAGAAGATTTTATCGAACATCAAGAAACAGTTTTAGAAAGCTTCGAAACAGATAAACCGCAGGAAATTGATAAATCAATACAAACTTTGTTTAATACTTTAAGAACCAATTTAAACACACTAAAAAATGAGAAAGATATTATTTTAGGTTTAAAAGAGGTGGAATAAATAATGGCTAGAGAACTTCATAAAAAGAAAGGTAAAGAACTATATGCAATATATTCTACAGTAGTTGAGGATTATATAACAGATTTCATACCATTGGAAGATATAAGAAAAATTTGGCTAGAGGATTTAGTTGAAGACGCTAAAAGAAAATTAGATGTATGGCTAAACAATATTGACAAAGAGGTGGAATAAATGAGTAATAAATATAATACTAGATTAATGAATCAATTATCAGAAGATATAGAGCCAGATTACGAAGACTTTTATCTTGCTGAAATAGAAGGAAAAGCTAACGACTATGATAAATTAGTATCTAAACAAAAAGAATTTATAGAATGGCTAGAAAAAGAAAGTAAAGAACTAATTAGAGACGCAGGTTATCATCAAAGAATTTGTTTAGATATTTTAGAAAAATATAAAGAAATAATAGGAGATAAAGAATGAAAAAGAATTTAGATGACGTATTAAAAAAATTCAATAAAGAAGTAGAAAAAGCAGTTAGCCCTAATAGACATTACTGGAAAGGAACAGAAAATGACAATATTTACAATGTAGATATTCATATATGGAGAAAACCAGGTATGGGCAATAGTTTACAAACAATTTCAGGAAATAATGTCTCAATATTAACTGCAACAACTAGTTTTTTAGCAACATTATTAATTCAAAAAGTAGTAGATGAAGAAACATTAGATGAAATGGTAAAAATGGCAAAGACGGCATTTAGAAATGGCGGTAAAGAATGAAAAGATACCTATTAATTTATGATAGTGATTATTACAAAATAGTAGAAGATGATTGTTTGTTCCTTTTCTCAAATGATTTAAAACCATTAGTTATTATTGAACTAACTGATGAATTAGTAAATGCGATAGTAGGAGATAAGGATGAATAGAGAAATAAAAGCAGAAATCAAAAGAGCCGCTAAGCATATTTTAGATAACTATGATACTATTATAGACCCTAAAATACCAGATATAGTAAAAGAAATAAAGGAAATAATTGAATTGTGTAAAAGTGGTAAATATACAGAAGAAGAATTGTTAGACATTGTAAGAGAAAAAGCCGATAAATTGACAAAAAGTGAGGTAACTAATGATAATTACAACTAGGGGTCATTTTTGGATAGCATTTGATAATGGATATACCGTTAGTGTATTTAATGATTATGGAAGTTATAGCGATAATCATTTTAATTCTGAATTAGTTAAAAGTTTGATGTCTGGTGATAATGCCGAAGTCTCTAGTAAGAATTGTGAAGTTGCAATAGCATATAAAGATTTGGGTTTAGTTAATCCGTTACACTGGGGCGATACAGTAAAAGGCTATGTAACACCAAGCGAATTGTTAGAGATTTTGAATGAGGTGAGTAAATTATAATGAATAAAAATAGATATGGCGAAGTAATTAATGGAATTATAGGAGAGTTAAACACCGATGATTAAAATAATGTATGCGGTTACGGGTTACCTTTATAAAAATGATAAGTTATTGTTGCGAGGTATGTGGGAAGATTTAGTTGACTTTGTTGAGGAATTAAAAGAATCAAATCCTAAATTTGTTAATAGAAAAGATTTTAAGATTTTGGATAGTGAGGGATACATATTAAAAGAATGGTTCAGAAAGTAGATGATTAAATATGATAATTAAAGATGCTGATGTAAGAGATTTAAAAGACATGATAATTAGTGCATTAAGGTATGCGCTAGGAAGAAGAACATATATAACAAGTGAAACAGCGGAATTTATTAAAAGATATCCTGAATTAATTGATGAAAGAGTTAAGAGTGTTATGCTAAGAGATTTAGAGGAATACTTTCAAAAGAGGGAATCTTTTAAGTTTGATGATGAGTGTGATTATAATACATGGAAAGGCTTGTATAATTGGTTGAAAGGACTGAAAACTGATGAATGAAAAAGAAAACAAAATAAGAAAATTATTAGGTAATGAATATCATTTATGTACTCATTATGATGAAGATTTAAATTTAAAATATTGGGTGTTACACAGACATTATAAAGACCCAAAGATATATTTTAGCGATTTAAATAAACCAATAATGACTAGTGATGATAGCACAATAGATGATTTATATAATTTTGCTAAAAAACACCATAAAATTAATATTCAGAGAGCAGCAGTTATGGTTAATTTAATAATTACTTATATTTGCCTTATAATTTTGATTTTAAATTCATTTATATTTAATAGTGATTTTATAAGATACTTTGTTCTAGGCATGGATATTGAGATTATTATAATAAATTTAGTTCTTTGGAAATTTGATAATCATAATTTCAATGTTGATATGTTAGAGTTAAAAGAGGTGATTAAGCAACAAGATGAAGCCTAATATAACTAATTACACTTGTAATGGTAAATGCTCTGGGTGTGGGCAATGTTGTGGAGATATACTACATCTATCTAAAAAAGAGATACATCGCATTGATAGATATTTAAAAGAACATAAAGTTGAAGCTACTCCTAGGATAGTGTTAGTTTCTTATGATAATACTTGCCCTTTTAGAGATAACGGAAATAAAAAGTGCAAGATATATGAAGTTAGACCTGATATATGTAGAGTATTTCAATGCAATAAAACGCCAGAGGAAGCATTTAAAAATAGAGAAATAACTAATTCAGGTAAGTTACCTAGGAGTATGAGAAATTTATTCTTTGGTGATACAGATGGTGCAAGTTGGCTTTATACATTGATGGGAGTTCCAATATATGATAGAAATGATAATATTATAGGTAGAAAGGGTTGAATATTTAATGAAAATAAATAGTAAAGATTTGTTTAATTATATAAGTAATTTAAAATTAAACGAAAAGGTTAAATTTAAAGTATGGTATGATGATTGTTATATAACAGAAATATTTTGGGATGGAGAAAATTTTAATTGGGAAAGTAGGGATTTTACATCGGGAGCATTTTTCGATTCTCTTTTTGATTTTGAAATAATAGAAGAAGATAAAAAGATAGAAAAACTAAAAATAAAAGATGGGAAAATAACGGGTAATTGGGAAAATGGTAACTATTATTGCTATACTTTATCATCACCTCAAGCAGTTATTGTAAATAAACTTAATGAATTAGTAGATGAAGTAAATAAATTAAAGGAGAACAAATGATGATTAACGAAAACGAAAAATATATGTCAACGGGTAAAACTATATTTGAATTTGAAAATATTCCCGAAAATAGCACTGATTTAAAAATGATCGTGCATAGAATTGAATTATATTATGATTTATCAAAATTAGATGATTATCGTAGGGAATTGTATAAATATGAGCAACGTAATGAAATACCAGTAGAGGAAATAATAAATAAATTAGATGATATAATACTCACGGACTTTAATATGAAAATAAATGATGACTAGGAGAACATAAAAGATGAATGAATTAGTTGATTATTTAATATTTAGGGATTGGATTATACCGATAGTGGTTACATTAATAGTTTTATTTATTTGGCTTTTAGGGTGGTTTGCGAAGAAGTTAGAGAATTGGTTTAGGAATAAGAAAAAGTAATTGGAGGGTAAATAGTGATAACAGAAGAATCATTGATAAACAACAAATATAAATGTTGCGGTCCTATGGTTTGGGAACATTACAGTAAGTTATTTAATAAATTTGTTGAAAATGATGAAAATAGAAAATATGTAATAAATGTTTATGAGTCTTGTTATGGGGATGGAAAAAAAGATTATGACTGGGAGCTATATGCAACAAAAAATAATTGTAGAATTAGGATAATGTTTTATGATTTTGATAACAAAACTACGATAAAAGAAATTGAAGATATGATTGATAGCGTATGGACTGGATTGAATTGCAATAATATTTTATAAAGGAGAAATATGATACTAGAGAAAAAACTAACTATTAAAGAAATATTCGATGAAATGAAAGTAATTAGATCGCGCCTGATAGAATTATCTCACAAATATAATAGAACATTAGTTGATATATCAGCGGTAACATGGAAGGACATTGTTACTAAAGGAGGTAAGAAAGGAGATATAATGCTAAACAGAGTTATAAAAAAAGATGATCTAGAAGAAGAATTTGATGCAGTTATGGAAACATATAAGGATTATAAGCAAATGGCTATAAATGAGATAAGAGAAATGATTAAAAATAACTCTGTAGAGTATTGTATTGTCTATTTTAGAGATAATCTTCGGTGGCGCTGGAAAGATATATCCAAGTTATTTAATTACAATGAAAGACATTGCCGAAGATTATATAAAAATTATAAAGAAAATAGTAAAATGTCCTAATATGTCCGACAATGTCCGATTTATTTGGTGTAATATGATATTATGGAATAATTATAAGTTCCTACAATTTTCACCTTAATACTATCCTTTAATGGATAGTGTACTGATGATATGAGTACCATTAGACCTAGTGAACTAGGATATATTGAATAATCGGCTAAAGTTAAATCGAGTATGCGGAACTCTAGCTTATATCATTAGTACAGTATCTATTAATGATACTAAACCCCCTTGAGAACTAGAAATAGTTCTTTTTATATTGGCGAATAACTCAATGGTTAGAGTTCTGGTCTTATACATCAGCGGTTGTAGGTTCAAATCCTACTTCGCCAACCACAGGAGAATAAATGAGAGAGATAACTAAGAATATGATAGACTATTACAAAATAATGAAGTTAGGATATGATTTCATGGGTTTTCCGGTCTATCAAAAGAGCAAGTTGTCTTTTCATCATTTAATTATACCTAGACGGCATTCAAAAGAGGCTGGAATAGGTGAAGGTTATCTTTGGTGGAACGGGGCGATATTAAATCAACCTACATCTCATGAATATTTGCATCTTATTGAAGCAAAAGACTTCGATATGTTTAGTGCAATAACCAGCGAAATGATTGATGAAAACATTAAAGGCTATCTCGATATGGAGAATTTAAGACATATATTAGATATATTGCATTGTTTCGAAAGAGAACACCTTGCCGACGTCAGCAAGTCAAAAGGCAATTATTTAATCAAAGATGAATATTTATATAGACCGGCAATAGAAGAGCCGATAAGGAGAGCGAGAAAAAGATGAAAACAATGATTAGTCAACCAATGAAAGGTAAAACAGATGATGAGATTAAAAAAGAAAGAGATGAAATAATAAATTTATTAAAACTAAACAAAGAAGATATCATAAATACGTTATTTGATTTTGGTGATAAAACTGCATTATATTATTTGTCAAAATCCATTGAGGCTATGGATAAAGCCAATTGTGTAGTTTTTGCTCCAGGGTGGGAATTAGCAAGAGGCTGCAAAATAGAATTTGAGATAGCAGCTAGATATAATAAAAAAATCATTATTTTGCCAAGAGATATAGAAATATGAGTATAGTAATTGAAATAATATTGTTGATAACTTCATTGTTATTTACATTTATTATATGTATTGCCAGTGTAAACAAAAAGATAATATGGTCTTATATATTATTTGATGATGAAGAAGATTATGAAGACTATGGAGATGATGATTTAGATGAGTATTATGAATAGTATTTTTGTTTAAGAGTACGAAACCCTTTCTAGACATAATCTCATAATTTCGTGCTCTTAAATAAGAAAGGAAGTGAGTGTATGGCTAGCGGAGTAAAAATCGATAGCAAAAAGAAGGCTGAAGTAATTGCAAGTTATGCACTTACTAACAGCTATAATGCTACAGCTAAACAATGCGGTATATCTGATAAGACAGTAAAAAAGATAATTGAAAGCAATCCGAAAGAATACGAGAAGAAAAAAGAGTTATTTTCAGATTGCTGTAATAGGCTGATTTATAAGGCTTTAGGAAAGTTAGACAAGGAATTAGATAAAGAAGATATACCTATTAATAATTTAACTACTGTTATTGGTACGTTATACGATAAAATGCGATTAGCAACTGGAGAAAGTACAGAAAATAATAAATTTGAAGTAGAAATAAGAGTTGTTGAATAATGAAAATATCAATAACAAAGAAACAAGAAAAATTTATTAAATCTGATGCATTTGAAACTTTATTTGGTGGTGCTGCTGGCGGAGGTAAATCGTATGGTCAATTAGTAGATGCGTTACTATATGCATTAAAATGTCCCAAAAGTAAGCAAATAATATTCAGAAGTACATTTGCCGATTTAGAGAAGTCATTAATTCGTGTTAGTCTAGATATATATCCTTTATCAATAGCAGACTATAACAGTTCCAAACATACTTGGAAGTTTAATAACGGAAGTATTATTGATTTTGGATATATTCAATATGAAAAAGATGTATATCAATATCAATCTGCTGAATATGATGTTATAAGGTTCGATGAACTTACTCATTTTACTGAATTTATGTATACATACATGATATCAAGGTGTCGGGGGGCTAATCCTTATCCTAAAAGAATAAAAAGTTCTACTAACCCAGGCGGTGTGGGACATACTTGGGTAAAGGAAAGATTCATAGATATAGGAGAACCTAATGTAATTCACAATTGTAAATTAGAAACCGGAGAAGAAGTAACACGGATATTTATTCCTAGTTTAGTTACTGATAATAAATTTATGTTGGAATATGATCCAGATTATATAAAAAGATTGGATGCTTTACCAGAAAAAGAAAGAAAAGCATTAAAATATGGCGACTGGGACATATACGATGGCATGTTCTTTCCTGAATTTAAAAGAAGTATCCATGTAATAGAGCCATTTAAAATACCTAATAATTGGAATAGATATATTGCAATGGACTACGGACTAGATATGTTTGCGGTCCTTTTTATTGCAATAGATACTAAAGGAAAGGCTTATGTGTATAACGAGATACATAAGCCTAATTTGATAGTTAGTGAGGCAGTGCAAACATTAAAAAGTTATATGAGGCAGGATAAATACAAGCATATCTATGCACCACCTGATTTGTGGAATCGTAATAGAGATACTGGTAAGAGCACTGCAGAATTATTTTGGGAAGGTGGAATTGATTTAACTAAAGCCAGCAACAATAGAATAGCAGGTTGGTTAAATGTTAAAGAGTGGTTGAGAATAAAAAAAGTTAGGCATGAACAAACCGGAGAGTTGTATGAAGATAGCGATTTAAAGATATTTAGTAATTGTTTAAATCTTATTAAGTATCTACCACAGTTACAACATGATGAAAAAGAACCTAATGATGTAGCAACTGAACCGCATGAACCTACACATATAACAGATGCGTTAAGGTATTTCTGTGTAAGCAGAACAGCACCTACTAAAGAAGTAATAAATAAAGAAATAACATTTAATTTTGATTTTGAAAAACCAGCTCAAAGAGACTGGGGAGAGGAGATAGTTATAATATGAAAAAAGCAATGCTTAGGAAATTAAGATCTATGTCTAATGATATTTTAGGCGAAGAAAAGACTAATCAAATAATTGAAGAAACAATTAGAGAGGTATTAGAAGATACTAAGCCAAAAAAGAAAAAAGGCAGGAAAAAGTAATGGAAACAATAGTATTGTGTGCTTTATTTGGTTTATTCGTAATAATGGCTTATACGTTAGGGCTTAAAAATGGTCAAAAACTTAAGAATGAAGAAAAAATAGAGATGCCATTAAGCGAACCAATAAATAAAGTTATAAACAATAAAATTAGTGATGATGGATTATCAGAAGAAGATAGAATAAGTTGGGAAAACATCAATAATTTTGATGGCACTATTGAAAGCCAAAAGCATATTTAGAAGGAGGTATAGCCAATGGACATAGATGATTTAAAAACACTAGTTGAAACAGATATATGGCAGTTATATGAAAAGCACGCTATGTATATGCGTAATAAAGGCTATTACTCTGCTACAGATAGGAATTTTAGATTCTTTAATGGTAACCAATGGGATAATGCTATTGTAGGTAAAAATGTAGAATTAATTCAAATCAATTACATTAAACCGATAGTCAAATACAAAGTTGGTGTAGTAACAAGTACTAATTATGCTATTATTTATAATTCTGATAATTTTGAGTCTCAAGAATTTAGATCAGAAGCTAAAAAAGCAAGTGAATTATTAACTAAAGAGGCATCAAAAATATGGGAAAAAAACAAATTAGATTATAGACTAAAGAAAGCTGTTAGAAAATCTGCTATTAATGGGGAGGAAATAGCTTATTGGTATTGGGATGAAGAAAATAAAATGCCAAAAATAGAATTAAAATCTAAAGTAGACGTTATGTATGGAAATGAAAATGATGACGATATACAAACTCAACCATATATTTTAATTAAAAGACGTTCTAGTGTTATTAATGCTCGCGAATATGCAAGAAGTAAGGGTGTTAAAGAAGAAGAAATATTAAATATTCATGGGGATAATTTTACTCAGGATGAATCCGGAGATAGTTCTAAAGATGAAGTAGATGACATGACTACAATTGTTACTTTCTTGTATAAAAAAGACGGTACAATTCATTTTTCAGAGTCTGTTAAATATGTAACAATTACAAAAGACCAAGATACTGGTCTTACATATTATCCAGTAGCACATTTAAACTGGGAAGACTGCGAAGGAAATGCTCGCGGTATAGGAGAAGTAGAACAACACATTGCAAACCAAATAGAAGTTAATAAGACAGCTACTAGAAGAGCTTTTATTGGGAAGAATATTGCTTATCCACATCCTGTTATTAACGAAGATAAAATTCAAAATCCTGAAGCCTTGAATAAGGTTGGAGCTACTATTCGTATAAAAGATGGTAGTGCTGAAGATATAAGTAAGTATTTTAGATATACTAACCCAGGATCTATTAGTCCTGATATTGCTAATTTGCAAAGCGAACTTATTTCGATATCAAGAGACCTTGCCGGTGCTGGAGATATGGCAACAGGCCAAATTCAACCAGATGAAGCAAGCGGAAAAGCAATATTGGCAGTACAAAGAGCAAGCGAACAACCACTTAATGAACAAAGTGCTAATGTATTACAATTCATAGAGGATATTGGTCTTATTATATTTGATATGTTAAAGACATATTCTGATGAATTAATGGTAGTGGATGAATCAACTGATGCTGTTACTGGAGAGGTAGTAGAAAATTTAGTAATCATTCCAAAACAAATTTTGGAAACATTAAAACTTAATATTAAAATAGATGTTACTCCAAAGAGTGCTTTTGACAAGTATGCGCAAGAATCATCTATTGAAAATCTAACTCAATCACAATTGTTTTTGCCACAAAATCAACAGTTATTAGAGGATTATGTTAGCCTGTTGGATGATGATTCAACAATGCCTAAAAGTAAATTGCTAGATCTATTAAAAAGAAGAAAAGAAAGAAGTAAAGCCATTGAACAAATGGAACTTCAAGCCCAACAATTAAAAGCCCAAGCACAACAAAATATTGCTAATCAACAAGATATTGAAGTGATATCACAAATGGGTAATCAAATGATTAATCAAGCGACTCAAACGTAGTTGCTTTTTTATTGTCCGAGCATTGATGACACTAAAAGCCATGGTGTGAGTGAAGCAAACACTTGCCAAAAAAATAGGAAAGGAAAGATTTTTTATGGAAGAAGAAATCGGAAAAGTTACTGAAGAAGTTACTGAAAATACTGATGCCCAAGCAGTAGAAGAATTTGGGGAAGGTATAGAGTTAACTGATACCGCTGAAACAGAAAAAGAAACTGTTGAAGAAACCAAAGAAGAACAACCAAAAGGGCGATTTATGACTGATGAAGAAATTGACAATCTTGTAATGAAGAAAGTCAATCGTCGGATGGCAAAACTCGAAGCTCAAAAAGAAAAAGAGTTGTCAGTATATAAAGATACTGAGAATGTTCTTAAAAGTGCTTTAGGAGCAAGCAATATTGATGAAGCCAATAAAAAACTTCGTGAATATTACACTGCCGAAGGTGTTAAATTGCCTGATGTTTATAAACCTGGATTAACATCTAGGGAAGTTGAAGTTCTTGCTAAAGCAGATGCACAAGACTTTATCGATGATGGATATGAGTCTATGCTTAATGAAGCCAACAGGCTTGCTGCCAAGGAATACAAGAACCTAAACGAAAGAGAGCGCATTGTCTTTAATACGTTAGCTGAAAGACTAACTCAAGAAGACAATAAACGTAATCTTTTAAAACTTGGCGCTACAGAAGATATTTTGAATGATAAAGGCTTTATAGACTTTAAAAATCAATTTAATTCTAAAACTCCTATCGGAGATATTTATAATCTCTATTTAAAAACTCAGGATAGTAAGACCAAACCTGTTGCAATGGGAAGTATGAAGGACACAGTGGCCCAAAAAGAAACAAAGGATTTCTATTCGCCTACCGATGTTAAAAATCTATCTGATGACGACTGGAATAAACCAGGAGTTTGGGAAAAGGCTTTAGCATCAATGAAGAAATGGAAAGATTAAAACAGAAGGGAATGATTTTTAAATGAATGATGCACTTCAAACAATATGGCATCAAGGGTATGAACGTGCCCTAAGAACTATCACTTCATTAAGAAGTCACAGCAATTTTAAATATGAACGTGATACAAAAAATGCTAGAAAAGTCATAATTTTAAATGCTGATAGACCATTAGTAAGAAAATATACACCAGGAGTAGCTATTAAAAGAGATGCTGCTAGTGTAACTAAACAAGAATTTGAACTAGACCAAATGTATTATTTTAATGTTGGAATTGACCACGTGTATAAGGCTCAAAGTGTTCCTGGAGCACTAGAAGCAATTTGTGAAGAAGGAGCAATCGCATTAACTGAAGAAGGCGACAAATATGTTGCCAAAATGGTTAATGATGGTGTTGATGCAGGTAGTGTTGAAGTTATTGATGCAACTTCAGTAACTAAAAACAATGCTATTGAAAAGGTTGAAGATGGATTTGCTAAACTTTATAGAAATAATGTTAAACAAAAAACTGAACTTTACCTTGAAACTGATCCTGGCTTCTTCACTAAGATAAGACAAAACTTAACTGAACTATACACTAACAATGTTGAAATGGCTAAGAAAGGATTTTTAGGTAAGTATGGAAATGCTTTAATTTCTATCGAAAACTTATTGCCTAAATTAAACCCAACTTATGCTTTAACAGAAGATACTGATATAGTTGAAGGTAAGACTTATTATACACAAGGTGGAAGTTCTCCTGATTATACTTATTCAGAAGTATCAAATCCAACTAAAGGATCTATTTCAACTTATTATGAAATAACTGGTTATGGTCAAGTTTTAAACTTCTTAAGAACTGGAAAGGCAGTTGCATTTGCAGAACAAATTGAAAAAGTAGTAAATTACGAAGTTCAAGATGGTTTTGAAACTGCTCAAAAAGGTTTATATGTATATGGTGGTTTATTAGTTAGACCTAAAGAAATTGTTTGTCTAAAGACTAGCATTTAATATTTGGAGCTTCGGCTCCTTTTTTCGTGTTAAAAGCAATGGTTAGTGCAATTCTAACAAACACGGCCAAGAAAGGATAATGATTATGAAAAAAATAGAATATTACACATTAAAACCAAGTTTAAGACAATATTTTGGGAGAAAAGTAAATAAATCTTTAAAATTTGATGAATGGACAGAAAATAAAAAAGTCCATCAAGTTATGGAAAAAGGAGTTCTTACTACTTATATTAATGAGGAAAGAACAATAACTATCTTAGGAAATGGTAAGGAAGAAAAAGTTGTTTCTAAAGAAGAAAGTAAAATTGTTCAAGAAATTCCGACTGGAGTAATTCTTATATGGGACGAAGAACAAGGATATATTATTCCGCAATATCAAATGGCTACACTTGATGAAATTGAGGCAGAATTACTTGCTATGAAAGAGGTATATAATGACAGCCAAGGAAATGAAAATTAAGACATTCTCTCTTATAGAAGAATATTACCCAGAAAGAACAGAACTTGCTGATGATCAAGATGTAATCTATAAAATAAATGGTGTTATTAATTCTATAATGTTGGATTTAATGAAGTATAGAAAAATTCCTGCAAAATATTCTTATGAATTAAAGGAAGATAATACTTCACTAGTGTTGTCTTCTATACCTGATTTTTATCAATTAAATACAATACCTAATATAGAATATGATATTGTTGGCAACTTTGAAATTTTATTTAATACAGAAGATTTAGAATTGTCAAAGGAAATAACCATTTATTATTATAAATACCCTAGTCTAATGGATTTAACATTTGAGGCTACATCAACTCAAACTAAAGAAGAAGTAAGTGCAGAATATGATGAATCATTTGAAATTGAACTAGATTTAGATTTACAAGAAATAATGCCTTATGGAATAGCATCAGATTTGCTTAAAAACGATATGATTAGTGGCTATGGTAGATATTTTTATGAAAGGTATACAGAATTAAAAGGATTAATTGATTCACGTAAAACTCAAGGTATGGCAATGATTAGTGGAGGTATTGATTTATAATGGCATTAGATGATTTAATCACTAGAAAATACACTAATTTTCGTGGAGTAGATTTTTCTAAAAATGATACCAATTATTATAGAAGTCCCGATGCCTTGAATATGTGGAAAACTTATAAAGATAGTGAATGTATTGAAACAAGACCGGGTATGACATTATTAGAGACATTTGATAATGAAATATTTGGTCTCTTTTTTTATACAATTAATGATTATACACACGTTCTAATTCATTGTGGTACTAAAATGCTAGAGTGGACTAATTATCCAACAACTCCTAAAGTAATAGTTGAATTATTTACTGGTTTAAATCCTAAACAAAGTAGAAGTTTTGTATATGATAATATATTCTTTTTTATGGATGGAATCAATTATTTAGAATATGATGGCACTACTATGAAAAAAGTAGAAGGAACTATCCCTATAACTTCTTATATGAAGAATCCTGATGGTTCTACTACAATAGATTCTGATACAGATACTGATTTAGTTTATCAACCAGTTAATGTATTAAGCAATTTTAGAAAAAATATGTTTATTGGAGATGGAGAAAGCACAAATTACCAGCTTGATACAGTAGAGTTGGATGCACTTACTATATCTCCAGTTTCTGCTACAGTAGATGGAGTAACTAAGTCAGAAAATATAGATTTTACTGTTGATAGAGAAAAAGGAATTATTACGTTTAATACTGCTCCATCAAAAGAAAGTGAAGTTATAATTACCTTTAGTAAAACTACGCAAGGATATAAAGAAAGAATATTAAATTGTAAGCTAAGTTGTGAATTTGATAATAGAATATTCTTTAGTGGTAATCCTGATTATCCCAACGCAGTATTTCATTGTGAATTAAATGATCCAAGATACGTAAGAGATACTGCTTATTATGAATGCGGTTTAGATTTAGCAAACATTAAAGCAATAATCCCTGGTAATAATGTATTATGGGTAATAAAAGAAATAAATCAAAACAGTAGCAGTGTCTATTATATGTCTCCGACATTAGATAGTACGTATGGAAAAATTTATCCTAGTGTAAATGGTAGTGTAGCGCTAGGATGCATCTCATGTGGAATTAATTTTAATGATGATATAGTTTACTTTTCTAGGAATGGTCTAGAATCTATTTCAAGTAATTCTATGTATAGTGAGCAGATATTACAACATAGAAGCTCTTTAGTTGATAATAAAATGATACATGAAACTGGCTATGAAGATATTAAACTAGCTGAATACAATGGCTATTTACTTTGTTTAGTGGGTTCTAAGATGTATTTAGCAGACAGTAGACAAATATATCAAGATAGTGCTGGAACACCTCAATATGAGTGGTTTTATTGGGAATTACCAAATAATATAACTTTTATTAAAGAATATCGTGGAGAATTGTATTTAGGAAATGCTACAGGCCAATTATTTAAGTTAGTAGGAAATACCGACAATGGAATAGATATTCAAAGTTATTGGACTACTTATAAAGATGACTTTGGTTATCCAAGTTATACTAAGACTACCAATAAGAGAGGCAATGTAGCAGATTTAAAACCAATGGAAAATAATGCTATCAAAGTTAGTACTATTGTAGATGGTGTAGAAAAAGAAAAAACTACATTAAGCGATGAAAAAGGATATATAACTTATAGAATTAAAGATAAAAAATTTAAAGATATACAATTAAAATTTAGCTCGAATAAACCATTCGGGCTTTTTTCTGCGACATTACAAGGATTTGTCGCTGGATACATAAAAAGGTAGGTGTGAATAATGGAAGATGAAAGATTATCAGCAATAAATCAACAAAAACAAGATGCGATTAATCAAAGTAATAGTATGTATGAAGGTTTGCTTACAGATAATGAAAATTTATATAACCAATCAAATCAATACGCGGAACAATATGAACAAACACAAAATAGTGCATTGGATCAACAACTGGCTTTTCAAGAAGATTTAATAAATCAACAAAAACAAGAAGCTCAAAAGAATATGGAAGCAGAGCAAAAACGTGCTCAAAATGATTATATGGCTTTTGTAAATCCTTACGGAGTACAAGCGGAATCTCAGGCAAGTTCAGGATTGCTTAATAGCGGTTTATCAGAAACTTCTAAATTAGGTGGGTTTAATACATACCAAAACAGACTTGCAACTGCAAATAAAGCAATGCAAGATGCATTTACTGAATATGACAATGCCATTAATGAAGCAAGACTTACTAATAGTGTTGAAAAAGCACAAAATGCATTAACTAAACTTCAAATGCAATTAGAAGCATCACAAAATTTCTATAGCAATAAATCAACAATATCTCAAAATCAATTGAGTAATAATCAAGCGCTAGATAGCGAATATTATAATCGTTATCAAACTGAATATAACAATATTCAAGCAGAAAAAGAAAGAGAAGAGGCAATTAGACAATTTAATGAACAACTTGCCTTCCAACAACAACAATTTGAATATCAAAAGCAACAAGATGCTTTAGCACAACAAAATTGGGAAAGAGAGTATGAATTATCAAGAAGTGCTGCTAGATCATCAAGTTCAAGTTCTGGTTCAAGTGGAGGTTATAGTTTGTCGAGTGGAAAGAGTGGAGGAAATTCATTGTCTGGAAGCACTTCAGCAAATGGACGTACTATTGCAGCGAATCCATACACAGGCACCATAAATCCAGATGCACAATATGGCGTGTTCGAATGGAGTGAGAATCCAGGATCTGGATATCAACCAAATAATGTTGGTGGAGTTCCTTTATCCAAATCAGGATATAAAGTTAAGGATATCTTTTATAATGCGATAGGAAGTACAGGAGCAGACATGTCTAATCAATCTATATGGCAAGCAAATGGTAAGTTCTATGTTTGGGATGGCAGTCAAAATGATTATATAGATGTAACAAGTGAGGTAGGTCAAAGTATAAATAATAACGTAAGTCTTAGGTGGGGATAGTTAATGGCAATTTTATATAGTGATTATAAGAAAAAATATGGAGATATTATAAATGTTCGAAGAGAATCTCAAAAAGCGTATAAAAAAAGTCAACAAACATCCAAAGATGCGAAAAAAGAATATGAAAAAACTAAAAGCGCTCGTAAAAATGCAGAAAATAGATTGATAAATACATATGAGAATAAAGGAGTATATGTAAAAAATAGTGGAATATTACCAACACCCGATGCAGTTAGGGCTGATGCTCCAAAATTTGAAAGTGTAGAAGCCAGAAGTACATCTCCTGGATTGACAGACCCTAACAATAGATATAAAAAAATTGAAAATGAAAAAAAGTTTAATGAAGTAAATCGAAACCGTAATATTCAAGCTCAAAGAAGTAATTTAGAGGATATGTATTTTCAGGAAGGAGAGGCATATTATAATTATCTTAATAAAAAGTTAGAAGAAGATGACATAGGTTGGTATGATAAAACTATTGGTAGAGTAGTAGCTCCTATTATAAGCCCATTTACAAGCAGAAAATATTTGATGAGAAATGAAAATGGAGATACTTATAGTATGCCAACTTATGAAGATTTAAAACAACAGAAGGTTTTGGATAGTTATGATGATGGATTTTGGGGAACTGTTGGAAAAATTGGAAGTAGTGCTTTGTATGAAACTGGAAAATTAGCAACTTCAGCTGCACTAAATACTTTAATTCCAGGAACTGGTACTGCTTCGTATTTTGGTAATATATATTTTAATCAATGGAATAATGCTGTTGCTGAAGGTTATAGTAAAGAACAGGCATTATCATATGCTACATTATCGACTGCAACTGAAGCAGTAACTAGCAAAGTTCTAGGTGGTACTACAAACGCTATATTTGGTACAGGTACCTCTGAATTAAGTCAGAGTATTGGTAAAGGTTTATCAAATATAATAAAAAACAATCCTAAATTAGTAAATGTTGTATCTAATGCCATTTCTGAGGGTGGAGAAGAATTTATCCAAGAATATGCAGATGTTTTAACACGTAATTTGACTTTAAATGAAGATAATAAATTATTAACTCAAGAAAATTTTGAAAATGCGATGTTTTCATCGTTAGTTGGTATGCTTACTGGAGGAGTAACATCTGTAGCATCTTCAAATGTTAATAATAATCAAGAAAAAAATCAAATAAATCAAAATGTTAATTTGCCTAATGCAAATAGCTACAGTTTACCAACGTATAATCAAAATATAGAAAATACCGTAGTTAATGATGCTGTAAATAGTAGAGTTAATCAAAATAATATAAATTTGTCAAAAATTAACCAAGGCCAAACTCAAAATGCAATTAATTCAAATTCTACTAATAATCAAAATAGTATTACATCAAAGATAAAAAAAATATCTAAGTGGGCTCTAGATAAAGTTGGAAATCTAAAACCTTTTAAACAACAGTTAATTGAATATGAAACAAAACAATTGCCATCTGGTACTCAGTTGGTTGTTTCAGATAATAGCAAAGGATTGGCTTATGCCAATTTTTCTGACAATCCAATTGTTATAAATCAAACTAATGTTGAAAAAATAGTAAATGGAAAGCATAGTAATATTCCAAGAAATATTATTGAAAATATTGATACAGAATTAAATAATAGTGTTTTTGCTATGGATTCTAGAACAGTAGATAATGCAAAAATAGTAGTTCTTGATGCAATTGATACTGATGGGAATCCTATAATTGCTAGCTTAACGCAAGATAAAAAAAGTGGAAAAATAGTAGTAAATGAATTAACTTCTGTTTATGAAAAAAGAGATTTCCAAAACTATATAAATCGTACTATTGAGGACGGAAAAAACATTTATACAAATGAAAAAACCGAACAATGGTTACCGCGTAGAGGGCTCCAATTGCCCACCCGTTTCACCACTGATTCGGTTTCATATAACAATAATAGCACAAATACTGTTCAAAGTCAAATTGCACCATTACCATTAAATAATATGCAAAATAATCAAAGTAATATACTAAACCCATTAGAAATATCACAGTTAACTCCAGAAGATGCTAATACCACTCCAATGTTACCTAATGTTAATAGAAATAGAGTAAATGATGGAGATAGTAGATTTGCTTCTAATATTAGAAATAAAACTAATATGTTAAATGAACAACAAAAAGATACTATATTAGCAGATGAAGAAGTAAATTACTATGATACTATAACTAATGAAGACAGTTTGAATGAAGCGTTTTCAAAATTGAATGAAAATGGCGAAGCAGAAACTTTAAATTGGTTTAGTAAAGATTCAGAGAATGCTACTGCAGTTGATGTGGCTGAAGGTTGGATATTGTTAAAACAATATGCAGACAATAACGATTCTGATGGTATGGTGGCTGTTGCTAAGAAACTACGTGATATGGGTACTAAGGCAGGTCAAACAGTACAAGCATTTAATATAATGGCTAGATTGACTCCCGAAGGTATGGTTAAATATGCTCAATCAGAATTATCAGAAGCTTATGATAGGATGGTAAAAAATAAAACTAAAAAGTGGATAGATCAACATCAAAAAGATTTTGATTTAACTCCGCAAGAAACTGCTGCTATTATGGATATAATGCAAAATGTATCTACTATGCCAGATGGATATGATAAAAGAGTAGAGCTTGCTAAAATTCAAAAGATTATGACCGATAAATTACCTCCAGAACGAGGCGCAGGAATAAAATCTTGGATGCGTATATCAATGTTATTTAATCCTAAAACACAAATAAGAAATGTCGCAGGTAATGCGATTATTGCACCAGTCAATTATTTTAGCGATTTATTTGCTAGTATGGCTGATAAAGTTATAGGGGTAAAAACTGGATATCGTACAACTGGTGTAACAAATGTTCAAAATTATGTTAAAGGGATGAAAGAAGGATTATATCAAAGCTATAATGATTTTAAGCAAGGAATAAACACTAGAAATATACAAGGTAATAGGTTTGAAATTAGTGAAGGGAAATCTTTTAATAATAATACTGCTATTGGCAAAGCATTAAATAGAGTAGATAGTTTATTATCTTTTATGTTAGATGCTGGAGATAGAATGTTTTATGAAGCAACATTTACCAACTCAATTAATAATCAGTTAGTACTAAATAATACCACTGAGGTAACTCAAGAAATGATTGATATTGCCACTCAAGAAGCATTATCGAGAACATGGCAAGATAATAATAACTATACTAGGTTTGTATTAAATGTAAGAAAAATGCTTAATAATGTTAATTTTAAAGGTTATGGTTTGGGTGATGTTCTTATCCCATTTGCTAAAACACCAGCAAACTTAACTAAAGCAATAGTTGATTATTCGCCAGTAGGATTAGTAAATACATTAGTTAAAGGTAAAAGACTTTCAAATGCTATTAAAACTGGTCAATTTACTCCCCAAATGCAACATGATTTCGTTCAGTCACTCGGTAAAGCAGTTGCTGGTACTATGCTTTATGTTGCTGGATATGCGCTAGCTAAAGCGGGTATTGTAAGTGGTGAAAGTGATGACGATAAAGATGTTCAAAACTTTATGAAAAATACCCTAGGAGTTAATTCTTATTCTATAAAGATTGGAGATAAATCATTTACTTATGATTGGGCCCAACCTATTGCAGCTCCACTATCAATTATGGCTAACATAGTTCAAAAAGAAGATGAAAATGCAAGTACTTTAGAAACCGTATTAAGTTCTTTAGATACTGCAGGAAATATCTTATTGGAACAATCATTTATGGAAAGTATCAACACTGCATTAAATAATACTAGTGGACTTGCTACTGGAGT